TCTATAAAAGAAATCAAAACCCAATACAACAGACGTTTAACAGTAGATGATGCAATCAGTTTTTTCATCTTAAAATCTTAAAAAAATGATAGAAGTAATCCAATACCAAAAATTTAGAATTGAAGCACTAGAAGCCGAATTGAAAAAAGTAAACGAATTACTCCATACAACGGCAAAAGAAATCGAAGTTATTATTTTAGACCCAAACTTCGACAAACCATTATCTAACTTAAATAAAACTTATTAATTATGGAAGCTAAACACCACTATCGAGCAGTAGCAAAATCCGACCATTTAGGGAGCGCAGATTTAGAAGATTTTATCGAACAAAAAAAGTCGTTAATTTTTACAATTAAGGAAGTAAAACAAGAATACGGGGCATCAGTAGCAGGAAAAAAAGGGGATTTTAATATTGCATATTTTGTTGAAAACATAAAACCTTTAGTTTTAAATTCGACAAACGCAAAGCAAATAAAATCATTTTGCGGTGGAAGTCCGTTTGTTGAAGATTGGAAATTAGTACCTATTGAATTGTATTTAGATGCTAATGTAAAGATGAAAGGCGAGGTTGTGGGGGGTATTAGGATTAAACCAATACAACCAAAGGCAAAAGTAAAATTATCGTTTACAGAATCTAATTTTGACAAAGCAAAACAAGCCAACGCAACAAAAGAACAAATTGAAAAATCTTACAAAATTACGGACGAAATCTATAAAAAATATTTAGAATATGGAAAAGCAACGAAGTAATGAATGGTTTGAATCTCGAAAAGGCAGGTTTACTGCATCGAGAATAAGCGACCTTTTAGGGATTAAAGGACTAGGACTAACAGGCGAAGCATACATCGAAGAGAAGGCAAACGAAATAGTTTTCGGACTAGATGAAGAAGATGGTTTTGTTTCCTTTGATATGCAAAGAGGTATTGATTTAGAGCCGTTAGCATTTAATAAATTCAAAGAAATTAAAGAACTGGATTTTATAGAAGTCCAAGAAAGTTATTTCTATCCATTTGGCGACAATGCGGGCGCTTCTCCAGATGGAAACGTTGGAAAAGACGAAATTTTAGAGATAAAATGTCCAAAGCCTAAAAAGTTCTTTCACATTGTTAGGAGCGGAATAAATGCAATTGACAAAATGTACATTGACCAGATGCAGATGCAGATGTTATGCAGCAACTCCGTAAGGTGTTATTTTTTCAATTACATTATTTACAACGGGATTGAAATGTGGCACGAAATAATAGTTGAACGGGACGAGGTAAGAATTGAACTAATAAAAAGCAGAATTACAGAAGCAGTCAATTTAAGAAATGAATTTGTAGAATATCTAATTAATAATAAACAATTTTAAAATGGAAGTAATTGGTAAAATTAAAGTAGTTCAAAACGTAGTCGAAAAAGGCACGTTTAAAAGTCAAAATGTAGTTGTAACGACAGACGAGCAATATCCACAACATATTTTGGTGCAATTTGTACAAGATAAATGTGATTTGCTAAATAACTACAAAGCAGGTCAAGACGTAAAAGTTAGTATTAATTTACGGGGGCGAGAATGGGTAAATCCAAAAGGCGAAGCGGTTTATTTTAATACCATTCAAGGTTGGAGAATAGAATCAGAAGGCTCAAAAGAAACGCCTAAAATTGTAGATGAAGCAGTTGCAGAAAACGATTTACCTTTCTAAAACTAATAACACCCGCTATTAATTTAGCGGGTTAATTTAAAAACTAAAAAAATGGAAACACCCGCACACTACGACAATAGCAATGGTTCGCTTTACAAATTTTGCGAAAAACAAAAATTGAATAGTTACGAATTTGACCTTATAAAACGCATTATTCGATGACGAAAGAAAGGACAGTTTGAAGCCGATTTAAACATTACAAAAGTATTAATTGAATTATACCTTAAAGAATATGAAGTACACGATACCAGAAGTGGCAAAGATGCTTAATATGTCGGACAAAGGCATAAGATTGAGGTGCAGTAGGCTAGGAATTACAGGACCATTTAGACCGATTATGATTAACGAAAAAAACCTAGAAAGAATAAAAAAATACAAATACGTTCAACTATTTAGAAGTAGTTTCTATTTCTCAAAAGATGGAGAATTTTTAATAATTAACTCACGCTTAAACGAAAATAAATTATGAATACAATTAACAACACACAGGTTGACTGCACGTCTCGAAAGTGAAGCAAGTTCTGCCCTTAAGATGTTGGGAGCATCGCTAGGGCAGACCCGAAAGGGTAAAAACGAATTGAGTGATGAGGTAAAAATTTCCTTACTAGGAAATTTAACGAAATAAAAAAACCGATGCACTAACACCGGTTTTAAAAAATCGAATTCTAACAGCCGAGCAAGGCAAAAAAAATTTAATTATGGCAAAGATACACATTTTGCAAAGACTTGTTAATACCAAAATTAACAGCGATAAGTCGAAAGAAATTTTAGGGACTATTATAAGAAAAGAGTTTGACAAAACTAAAGACGAAGATCGAGCTTTCGAACTTCTTTTTTTGGCTTTCAAATGGAATCTACCTCAATTCAATGAAATGATTGATGATTACGAATTACATGACTTTAAATGGTTTGTATCATGATGGCAATACTCACAATTCTAATAACCGGAGTACTATTCGGAATAGTAGCAACGCTTTCCTTCCTATGGTGGGCGGTAAAACAAAATAAAAAATAAATTCTAAAAATAGAGCAAAAATGAAAAATATTGAAATTAAAAAAATTGGGTTAATCAACTTTAAAGGTGTTAGAAATCTTGAAATTGACTTTGATAAAAGCACCAATATTTTTGGCGATAACGCAACTGGCAAAACAACAGTTTTCGACGCCTTTACTTGGTTGATGTTCGGAAAGGACTCTACCGACAGAAAGGATTTTGAGATTAAAACATTAGACAAAAACAATGTTGTAATTCCAAAAATTGAGCACGAAGTTTCGGCCATTATTATTGCAGATAACGAGCAAATTTCCATCAGAAGAATTTTAAAAGAAAATTGGGTTAAAAAAAGAGGATCATTAGAAAGTGAATTCGCTGGAAATGTAACCGAGTACTATTGGAACGAAGTGCCAATGCAACAAAAATCATTTCAAGAAAAAGTTAGTCAAATATTGGATGAATCAGTTTTTAAAATGATTACCAATCCACTTGCTTTTAACGCAATGAAATGGCAAGACAGAAGGTTGGCGCTTATTAAAATTGCGGGCGAAGTTTCAGACCACGAATTAGCATCTGGGAACTCCGAGTACGAAAAACTAATTGCACAATTGGTAAACGGCAAAACGCTTGAAGATTATCGAAAACAAATTCATGCTTCGATAAAAAAAGCGAAAGAAGATTTGAAATCTATACCAACTAGAATTGATGAAATTTCAAAATCAATGCCTGAAACTCTTGACTTCTTGAAATTAGCAGTTGAAGTAGAAAGCAAAGAAAATGAAGTTTCTAAACTAGACGCTGAAATTGCCGACAAATCAAAAGCATTCGACGCCGTATTAGAAGTCAACCAAGGCAAGAAAATCAAAGCTTCAAATTTAAAATCTGAAATTCAAGAAATTGAAAACAAAGCGAAGATTAAAGCCAAATCAGATGCAACTCCAGATAACTCTAATTTAGATGTTTTGCGTTCTAAATTAAATACAACTACTTCTAATTTAGGTACCGCAGAAAACGCAATCAAAACTTTAGAATCAAAAATTGCTACTTTGGAAAACGAGATTGTAAGCATTGATAAAAAAGTGATTGCAAAGCGTGAAGAATGGGCGGTTGAAAACGCAAAAGAATTGACCTTTGATGCTAATGATTTTCATTGTCCAACTTGCAAGCGTGAATTTGAAATAGGAGACGTTGAAGGTAAAAAAACTGAAATGCTTCAAGACTTTAAAAATCGAAAATTAACCAATCTTTCAGAAATTCAGAATCAAGGCAAAAAGATTTCAGAAGAAAAAACAACTACTCAAGCTGAAATTGATGCTTTGAAAGTTAGAATTGAAAACGGTAAAAATCAAATTGAAATTCTTAAAAACACTTCTGCGAATCAAAAAGAAGCATTGGATGTAGAATTATCAAAGTCAAATCTAAACCAGCCAAAAGACGAAGTTTTGATTTACGAATGTATTTTATCTCTTGACCAAAGCTACAAGTCAAAAAAACTAGAACTGATTGATGTTGAAGATACCATTGAGGAAATTCCAAAAGTGGACGTTTCAGATTTGAACACTCAAAAGCAAACTTTGAAAGCAGAAATTGATTCAATTAAAAATCAGTTGCAAACTGAAAATCAAATTATTTCTGTCAAAGCAAGGATAAAGGCTTTAGAAAATGAAGAAAGTACTTTGGCTCAACAAATTGCCAACGTAGAGAAAGAGCAGTTTGTAATCGAGAACTTCAACAAGCTTAAAATCGACACTTTGGAATCTCGAATCAATGAAAAATTCAAATTTGTAAAGTTTAGGATGTTCGAGAGTCAAATTAACGGTGGTGAGATTGAGTGTTGCGATGCTCTTATTGATGGCGTTCCTTTTTCCGACGCCAACACCGCCTCCAAAATTAATGCTGGATTAGACATCATTAACACGCTCTGCGAATTCTATCAAGTTAACGCACCCATCTTTATCGATAACCGAGAAAGCATTGTAAATGTAATTGACATCCAGTCGCAGATAATCAACTTGATTGTTTCGGAAGTAGATAAGAAATTAAGAGTAGTGTAATGAATTCCTACAACGTAAAAAGAAACTCCGATGGCTGGGTAGTGGAAAACTGCCCAATCATTCCTGGAGTAAAGATTGGATCATTTGATTGCACTGCAAACTGCAAAAACAATCATACTAGTAAAAATGAAATTCGGAAACATGGATTTGATATTCCGGAAATCATTTGTTTTAAAGGCGAATTATTGCCAAAAGAAAATCAACAATTAAAAATCGAAATACCATGAGTAAATATAGCAAAGCAAAAGTATTATGCCTATGTACGGGGTGCTTTTGTAGTAAAAGATACATTTCAAAACCACCAGTGATTCGGTGGTTTTTTTATTTTAAAACTTTAACACTCCGTTAACATTTTGGTACACTTTTGTACCGTATATTTGTACAAGAGTTAAGGAAGTGATTATCACGGCAAACTTAAATAACTAAAAATTATGAAAACTTTAAAATCAATAAAAGAAAATGTAAACGTAGAATTATTAGCTACTACATTCGCTTACGAAGATGTTTCAGCAAATGAAATTAGAAATATTGAAACAGAAGTTGTAGTTGCAATGTTAATCAAAAATAATTCAACTTGTACAACTAGTCAGGTTTCTTATTCAGTTTCAAACTATTCTTACGAAATTTCAAACATAGAAGTAATTAATTTATTAAGACAATTATATGTTTTGACTTCTAATAAATTTGTAAAAGATGTAATTTCAACAGTTGGAAGTACAAAGAGATATTCTCAAAAGCAAATTGACGTTATAATTTCTGAAATGGTAAAATTCGAAAATTTAGTAATCACATTTTAATAAATAAATATTATGAAAACATTAATTAGATTAGAAAACGGAATTGAAGTATCAAGAAAAGCAGGATACGCAAATACTACAAATGCGGAACACGCAGGATTGAGTTGGCTAAACGATTGCACAGTACACGCAGAAATCAGAAAAAACAGAACGGTAAAAGTTGTTTAATATGACTCCAAACGATAAAATAAACAACCTGACCGCTACATTAGGAATGTCAGGTAAAAGAGCAGCAGAAGTTATCGGAATGCCTTACAGTTCGTTTAGAAAACGGAAATCGATAAAACGAAATGAAGTATTTAGCGAAGAGAATTATCTCGCATTGTTAAAATTTACTTTAAATTTGCAGGTAAATTAAAAACTATTTTGTATATTTGTCATTCAATAATTGGTGGAGCATTTATTGAATTAAAGAAATTTTTAAAAAGCCTTACAGTGCGGAACTCCACTTCCAATCTGTAGGGCATTTTTTATACAATAAAGTTATGATTGGAATTTACAAAATTACTAGTCCATCAAAAAAAATTTACATAGGTCAAAGCGTAAATATTGAAAAGCGATTTAAGCAATATAAATTAGGAAACTGCAAACGCCAAAAAAAATTATACAATTCTTTTAAAAAATACGGCGCAGAAAACCACGTTTTTACTGTAATAATAGAATGTGAAATTATTGAGTTAAATGATAAAGAAAGATATTATCAAGATTTGTATTCTGTTTTAGAAATTACAGGGTTAAACTGTTTATTAACAAATGCAAGTGACAGAAGTGGCAAGCTATCAAAGGAAACTATTATAAAAATGAGTTTAGTTCAAAAAAATATATTTTTAATAAAAAGACCAATCGAAATAAATAAAAAACAAGGATTATCATTATCTAAAAATAAATCTAATAACGAAAGACTTCTTTTGTTTAATGAAAATCGTAAAGTAAAAATAGGAGTTTACGATTATGATACAGAAGTTTTACTGTCTAAATTTAACTCTATACGGGAGTGTGCAAGAATAATGAATATAGATAGAAAAAGCATTAGTTTGTCTTGTAAAAACATATATCCTTATGCTTATGGATTTATTTTTAAATATTTATAAATTATGATTCAATTACGACCATACCAGCAAGATTTATTAAATGAAATAAATGCAAACCAAAACAGAAAAATATTAGTTCAAGCAGCAACTGGGGCAGGCAAGACCGTAATTTTTACAACATTAGCAAAACAATATGTAGGACGTGTTTTGATACTTGTAGATAGCCGGGAGCTTGTAGGGCAAACAGCAAAACATTTTACAGATGCGTCTACTTTTGAAGCGAAAGACA